GACCAACTCTTAACTTTAAAACCTTGTATTGCTAAACCAATACTAGCGACATTTTCTGCTGTATCATTAATTGTGATACCACCAAACTGTCCAAAGTAATCTAAAGAGTTATAAACAATGTCAGTAATAGAAGTATCTTTGAACATTAAGCTTTGCATCTGTCCAAGAATGAAATCTTGAAAACTTGCACTAACTTCAATCTCAGTAATACTTGTACCATCTTGACGCTTATGTCTATTATTAGTTACAACACCTCTAAACAATGGTTGAATGTTGTTAGGGTCGCTGTTATAACCAACCTTACAGATTACTTCACTTTGATACTTTAAACCAACACGATTACCAAGTCTAAAAGCTGTTTCTTCTGTAAGACCGTATATTGTAATTTTACCAGTAGAAGCATTATTAACTTCATCAAGACTTTTAAAGAACTCAAAACTGATTCTTAAATCATTATTAATTGTTAATGTTTCATCATTAGTAAAATTGATAAAGTCTAAAATACAAACCCTACCAAATTGAGTTCTTTTTTCCATGTCACTCTCTTATTCTAAATCGAATATTCCAAAATTTAAGGTGAATTGCTTAGACCAATTTAAGTAATCATCACCAGTGTAATCACCTTTCTGTTCTAAAGCACAGACAACTTCGTATCCAAAATCTCTAACATTTCTGTTAAAAGAAATAATACGTCCATGTGTAATAAGTGTTGGATATAGTAGAACAGTACCATCAAGTAGTGATGCACTAATAAGTCTTAAACCGCTTCTAACATTGTATTCAACATTCACTTGAATAGTGAAACCGTCAAGAATATTAATGTTAAAATAGTAGTTAGGAATATCTTTTAATTCACATTTTGTAACTAGCATATATCACCTAACTATTTATATTCATCATAAGCTACTCGCCAAACACCATCTTTTCCTTGAACTGCGTAGTACATACCACGACCAGCAGCCTGATTTAGTCTGAGAGCTTCTTGTAATACTGCAAGTTCTTTGTTTTTATCAAGAACAGTGCTATTAATTGAATTTAAAACTCTGTCATTCAAAGATGGCAACGCAATACTTCTAGGAATCTCACCATCAGCAGGAGTATCTTTTGGTGTTGTTGCTGGGATACCATTATTATCACCAGTAGTGGTAGCACCTGTTGATGTAGCAGCAACGTCTTGCTTAGTCGCTTTCTTGGTAATTGCAATAAGCTCTGGAGTTGCTTGTGGTGTACTCTCAACTTTAACTGTAGCTGTGAAGATTTGTTTGATTGTCATATTAACTGTGACAATACCATCTTGACCAGCTTCATAAGGAAAAGACATACTTTCAACAACACAAGTTTTTAAACTATCATCGACAATCGTGTCAAAAGGTCTTAACTTGTCTGTAGATTTAATTATAGAGAAAGGAATCTTATCTGTAATTAGACGCCTAATACTTTGCTCGATCTGTGGTAATGTTTTGATTTGAGTATCTTCGCCAACTAAAACAAATTTACCATCTTCTAAAACAACTTCCCTGTCGTTAATGTTATATTGTGTCAGAACACCGTTTAATGTGAAAGATGGTGAATTAATCACCATGTTATCACTAACTGGAAAACCAAGTTCAACAGGGTAGGATGTAACACTTGCTGATTGAGATTCCACAAAACTTGTAATAGCATCAAAAGAAATGTAGTCTTGACTACCATTAATAACTAAAGTGTATATCATCAACTACCCCACTGGAAATCTAACATCTTGTACACCACCATAGTTGATCTTTTGACTACCAATTTGATCACCGTCAACATATAGATTAACAACAGATGATTGCATGTTACCTAAGCTACCCCAGTTATTTAACTTATTTGTTGGCATAACATTAGGTAAAGTAAATTCTTTAGGTCGCTTAATATCTACAGGTGTTTTACCGTATTCTTGATACATACCATTACTATCAATAAAACCAGCAAAAGATGTTGTCTTAGTTTTACCAGTGAATGTATCCCACCAGTTTTTAGGGGCAGATGATGTTAATTGCCACATTAATTTCATCTTAGCTACATAAATGTCTAAAGTGACAAATAGAAATTCAAATGCAGCTCTAGCTGTAGTAACCCAATTCACAACACCATTATTAGCTTCAGCAATATCGCTAAAAGCCTTAAATGCTATAAGTAATGCACCTAACTTTGCTGTCATCTTAGCAATGTTTTTAGCAGCTAAAGCAGCAGCAGCTCCGTATGTTTTTGTAGCACCAGCAGCTAACAATGCAGCAGCCCTAGCTCTAATCATATTGATGATCATAACAGCAATAGCTGGGACTAAAAGATTTACACCGTCTAAGAATTTAATTAAACCAACAACAGCTTGTAAGAATCCTTTAGCAACATCAATAGCACCACTAGCAGCATTAACTAGGAATTTAACGAAAGGTGCTGACTTCTCAAGAATAGCAGCTAATCCATTAAACACTCTACCTAAAGCTTGATCTAAACCGCCTTGCATTATTTGATGTGAGAACTTAGCCCAAGCATCTGTAAGACGTTGTTGTGCAGCAGTAGATGAGTTTACAGCAAGGTCATAAGCCCCACTCTTACGTGCAAGATCACCAAGAGCTTTTGCCATTAGAGGTAACAATTTTGTTGGGTCTAGCTTACCTTCTTGTTGTGCTTTATTAAACTGCGCTTCGGTCATTTTAAGACCTTCCATTGCAGCTTTCTTAATTTCAATAGCAGCAGGAACACCATGCTCTGCCATTTGCAACATTTCTTCTGCTTGAACTTTACCCTTTGTAAACATCTGAGTTAAAGCTCGGAAGATACCTTTTTGGTCATCAGCACTACTACCAATAGCAACCATGTAAGCAGATAAATCTTTAAACATAGTTTCTTTTTGGTTTTGACTTAAAACACTCTCTTTAATATCTTTTGTTGCAGAAAGCATCTTAGCGAAAGCTTGTCCAAACTCTACATAGCTAACACCCATCTCTTTAGCTGTATCGTTTACAAACTTTAAGTTTCTATTCCAGTCTGCCGTATCTTTAGATGCCATCTTCATAACGATCTGCATCTTTTGTACTTCACGACCAGCTTGAACAATCTCTTTGAAAGCAAAACCAGCAGATACAGCACCACCAGCTAAAGCTGTAGCTGGAGTCATTGAACGGAAGAATCCTTTTATTCCACCACCTAATGCTCCAAGCATCATTAAAGAGTTGGATTCTTGTGCTTGTTGTGGTTGAGATGGAAGTCTTGAAGCTCCGCCTTGTCCACCGCCATAATACTGATTACGAACATTTACGTTACCAGTACCTCTACGAAGATCAGAAATACTTTGTTTAAAAGTACGCATATCTTCTTTAGCATCGTTAATATTCTTAGCATAACGCTCCCAAGCATTAGCACCTTTATGTACAGCAGTTCTAATATTGGCTAAGGATTCTATAAGCTTTGGAGCATGTCTAGTGACGCCTTCGTTAGCATCATTAACGCGTTCAACATACTTAGCAAGACGACTATAACTTTCTTGTGTATTGCTACCAAGCTTCTTTGTCTTTACATCTTGATTTAATACTTTGTTTAAGTTACTAGCTTTCTTTTTCAGAACATCTAATTGTGTTCCGATTGGTTTTAATTCAGCATTTAGTTTAGCAGCAGTAGAACGTAAGCTTCTTAAAGCACCTTCAAAACTATTTAAACCTGTTTGATCAACCTTGAAACCAAGCGTTGCGAACATTCTTGCTAGTTCCATCCCTACGTCCTCTTACTTTCTTCTATACGCTTCATTTCAAGTGTGTAAAACTTATCAACTTCCATAATCTCTAATATGTCATATACATCAGAAACAGTGAGTTCATATTCAAGTTGATAATATGTCGCTAATGGTTTTTCGCTTGTTAGAATAATCATCCACTCAATAGGCATTGAGAAATTTGTATTGATCTTCTCTAACTCATAAGGGTTTACCCTCGGTGAATCTTTAGGTTTTAACCCACATTCATACCGAGTAGAGAAAAAACATCATTGTAGTTTACTTCAACAACTTCTTTAATTAGTTTATAAAGTGTTGAATAGTTCTGACTAAATTCTAAGTCAAAATCAAGACTTCCTGATTCTGTTTTAACGCCAGTCATTAATTCTTCTACAATAGCGAAGATTTCATCATCTTC